TCTTTTAAACCAGAGTGCGACCATTTGAGTTTATTCATTTTGGGTTCCATAATTTCCATTCGTCTATCCACCGTATAACTGTATGGACGTTTTGAGTAAACGCGGGTTTAGCTAGTGGGTGTAAAGTATTGATATTGTTGGCTGCGGTTCCCACCCGTAGTGGCGTGTTATTCCACGGTGATATCTTCTCAATCCTAAATAAACCCTTGTCGTACGTGATAGGCACGCCCTGTATCTCACACAGGTCGAGCACTGCTTGCACTTCAGGGCTTAAACTTTGCTGTTGTGATTGCATTTGTTAACCTATCAGAAAACATTGAGACGAAGTTCTCGTTGCGGTACAGGTCAGAGCCCATGTCCTCCAGTATGGCGTGAGTAAGCTCATGCCAGAACGTGTTGAACTTCTGCTTGGGTGTGAACTTACATGACGCACCCTGACTTGCAATCAACATCTCTTTGGTGTCGTAGATAACGCAGCCCCTGTTGCGCCCTTCTGATAGCTGCGGCACACGCGTTACCGTGTACCAGTCCTCGCCTACTTTAACCTTGGTGGGTATCTTCATTTTGCATCTCCATAACGTACTGCGCTACCTGTCTCTGCATCTAGCGGTATGCCCGGCATGTACAACGGGTCTGCAACCATCTGCGCGTGCACCCACTTCTCTGCCTCCTCGACCTCTGCATCCGGTACGAGTACAACCACCTCATCATGAACGGTAAGAACACAGCGGTAGCGTTCCTGTATTCTCAACATGCCGTCCGTCATGACGCACCTAGCCACAGCTTGCACGATGTTTTCGACAAGCTTGCCGCCATACAACTTCTTCTTATGCTCGCCGTACACCCATTGCACACGCCCGATAACATCACTATCCGTAGCACGTAGGTCAGGGTACTTCAAGCTCAATCCGTTCGGTAATAGTATACGCCCTTTGTCAAAAGTTAAACACTTGTATTCGTACGACTTGCCCTTAGCAAGCGAGTAACCAATCAGCTCATCGCACAGATTCCACAGACTCACCACAGGCCATGCACGCGCACGATACTTGTTGATGATGCTTCTAGCTGCGGCTGAGTGGGTGAGAATCTGTTTCAACTCGTAGCGTGTAGGGATACTGCCCAACGTGTTGAGGCGTGACTCGTTCTCAATAAACCACCGCACGTCTGACCCGTTTACACCAAGACGTTTAGCAAAGTCCTTGGAGTACATCGTGGGCGGTGCGCCTAGAAACCCTGTCAGAAGCTGCGCTGAGAAGGACGCCCAACCCATCCCGTACCCGCAACCCAGTAGTGCAGACTTCGCGCTTTGCCGTAGATCGGGGTGGCTCTCTTTGGTGAGATCAGGTATGCCGAACATCTGTGCGCCGAACGCGGCATAGGCATCCTGACCAGAGGCGAAAATGTCGAGTAGCTCTTTGTAGTCCGCGAGATACGCCAGTACTCTAGGTTCAATCTGCGCGAGGTCAGCCACAACAAGTTTGTAACCCTTCGGCGCTTGGATACTCTTGCGCAAAAACGATCCACGCTTGAGGTTCTGTAGGTTGAGGCTCGACCCTTTGCTTGCTGACCATCGCCCTGTGTGTGCGCCGTAGTAGTTAAGCGGGACAGGTAGCGCGCCTCTTCCTGCAATATCGAGAAAACGCTGCGCTCGTGTTCGTTCCAACGTGCTTTTGACTTTAAGACGGGCTTCGCAGAGTAATGAAATTTCTTCATTGTCGCTGTTGAGCAGTGATTGAAAAAGCGCGTCATTCTTAGCGAACGCATAAGCTTCTTTGCCTGTCGTCTTACTAACTTTTCGCGGAGGCTCGACCCCAATCGCAAGCAGTACTTGCGCAAACTGTTGATTACTAGCGAGCGACGCCTCCTCAATTTCAAGCTTCGCAAGAAGACCTTCTCTTTTGTCCTTCTCATCTTCGATGGCTTCACTCAACATCTCCGCATCAAGCCGTAGTACAGGTTCAGTAAACATCTTCAAGGTCATGTCAATCAGGCGCAGCTCTGACTCAGGGTAGCCGCCCTCGACCTCGGCGTTGAGCCTGTTGAATATTTCTTCACACAAGAACACATCGTGCAAGCAGTACTCAGCAAGCTCTTGCTCTACCTCCTCAGTCAGGCGTGTCATGCCGTTGGTGTTGTTGACCGCCTTGCCCTTGGGGGGTAACTGATATATCTCAGCAAGTTTGGCTAGACTGTTACCCGCCTCCACCCCACGCAGCGCACGCGCCATACTAAGCGAGTCGTAGATGAACAGGGGCTCGACACCGTAGACCCACGAGAGGATCGACACATCGAACTGCGCGTTGTGCGCGAGCACAGAGGTGACAGACCAATCAACAGACTCAGCCCAGTCACGGATATCACAACCTGTTATCCAACGCCCATCGTCCTTACCGTAGGTCTTCACACCGATACCGAACGCTGTGAATCGTTTGTCGCGCACGTACTCCTCGGTGGTCATCTTCGATAGCGTGTACTCCTTGCTATCCCAACGTGTTTCAAAGTCCACGACTAGCGTGTTCTCATCCATTAGATTTCTCCGTGACTTCGATTAACTTCTGTAGGTAGTGCTGCGCCTTCTTCAGGTCTTGTACACCGCCCTTGTCTTTCCACCTGCTAACGTACTTCACTACGTTGCCTTCAAGATAGCCCAAGTTGTTGGCGATGATGTAGTCCCACGGCTGTATAGCTTTGACTGCGTAGTGTGCGCCGCCCACCTGTTGTTCGTTAGCGCGTATGGCTTTGCCTATTCTGTCAATGTTTTTTTCAAATGTACTCATATTGGATTCCTTAACCATGCTGCTGCCTCATCAGGGCGGGGGATAAAACCTTCTTTGTGAAGGATGTGACTTGGTTCTCGCGCATCATCGCCGTCACCCCACACCCATATGCGGGACGCTTGATTACGCTTATTGATCTCGTAGCCGCCAATGTGAATCTTGCTGCGGTCATGCAACGTCTTGAGCGTGGACAGCACAGACTTGATAGGTCTGCCTGTTAGCTGCACCAACGTACGCACCGTAGCACGATTAACTTGTTGTAAAACCTTTGCTACGGTTGAGCCTTTAGCGGTTGTGAATTTTGGTATGGCTGCAAACTTCGCAGCACCACGTTCGTAGAACCCCTTTGTCTTTCCTGTGCTGTTATCTATCGCCACCATCACTCTCCTTGAGCTTAACCCTATCAAATATTTCACCGTAATAATCTTCAGCTATGGTGTACATCCATATCTGATTCCACATCGTGTTCTCTCTGCCTAGCCTGTGAAACTCTTTAGCCCATATCAGATGACTAGCCCGACAGTTCTCGATGTACTCTTCGCGGCTTGTGTGTGCGTCAGGAAACACCGTTCTTCTCCTTGAGATACGTCAGCCCTTGCCACGGCTTGCGTGGTGGTTCTAAGTCAATCACGGCAATCATCCTTTGCAAATCGCTGGCATACACCGTTGCTTTGCCATCGTGAACACTCATTCCCGTCGGGTTGATCGCAGCGTCGATAGCTTCTTCAATTCGCTTTCTCATAAAAGACGGGAAGGGTATTGGGGCTTGCTCAGGCTTGGCTAACTCTCGTTCAAGCTCTTTTGCAATGCGACTAGCCCACCACAACGGGTCACAAATTTCTGTACCTGCTGGCATTTCTTTTGATAGGTACTTTTCCAACGCTTGCTGCAAAAGTGTGCGGCTCATTTCGTCACCTCCAGTGCGTAAAGTGGTGTATCAAATCGTGGTTGCTTTTCAAACGACAGCCCCTCAAAATCGCCATAGATTGATTTCGCACCCCAAGCCACAGGCTTTAACGCTTTCAACTCATGCGCTGCGTACAAAGCCTCATTAACTTTGTCACACCATCCCGCTTTATCTTCATAGGCTGACTCTAACGCATCTATGATTGTGTCGATCTTATTCATACAATCCCCGCCCATTTATCGTTCATGTAATTTTTAAACGCAGGGCTAAGATCGCTTCTCGCACGAATTGCTTTGGCTACTTCGCAAATGTCATCACGCCCAACAAGCCAGTCATCACACAGCTTTGCATTAGCCTCACGCTCATCTTGGCGCACAAGGTCGGCAAAGCGTTCAAGGATTTCAGGCAACTTTCCATAGGTATATGTTGCGCCTAAGGCGTGGTGAAAACTAACCCCCGCCTGTTCAGCCAACTCTTTTAATCGTTCGTTCATAGCATCACCCTCAGTATCAACACAACCACAACGTAAAAATACCCGACCCACTCAATTACTTCACTTGATGTGCTCATCAGTTCACCGTCCTGTTAACGTATCGGTTAACAATGTCGGCACGCAGCTTATCAACGGCTTCGATCAGGGCGACTGACAACTCTAGCTCGTCCATGTTAAGCCCGTAGATACGCATGCGCCCACCATCGCCCTCTTCACCACTACCTTCTTCAAAGATCAGCACCGCAGCAGACCTGTTGCTATCTTCCTCGGTGCACTTGGTAAGCTCTTCTATAACGTGTTTGTAAGCGGCTACCTTGTCTTGGTATTGAGTCATGATTTACTAAACTCCTCTAGTGTTGCGCGCACAACGTGCACGTTAGCTTCATTGATAAGTATCGCCATACCCCCTGCCCCATTCACCTTACCCATCTCGCGCTCTTGCAAGGCTGTGGGCTTGTTCTTACCCGCCTTGCACTCGATGGCTAAAAAGAATCCGCGATAGCATGCGATGATGTCAGGCACACCACTACGTCCGAACCCACCTGTCATGGGCGAGAAGTAGTACGCGCCAAACTCTTTAAGTATTTTCGTCACGCTTGCTTTGACTTTCGCTTCCGGTGTCATAGAGTTTCCTTAGTACTTGTTCGTCTATCTGATCTTTAAGTGATTGCATTGACCCAGCGAGTAGGGTTACTAGCGATGGCGGGTGTACCCCGATGCTTTCAAAGAACGCATCCATGTCCTCGCCTTTTAGGTACTTAGGGTCTGAGCCCTCTTCAACAACGAGCACACCAATAGACCGCAGCTCTTTGTACCTGTTGGCGTAGGTTTGGTTTTCATATGCCATCTTGCGTAGTCTGCTTGCGTCATCATTCGCAGCGTTAACTTCTTGCTGTAACTCAGCGATGATCTTGTCCTTCGGGAACAACGCCTCTTCAATTTGCTTGTTGTGCATTACGGTTCCTTATGATGTCAATGGTTTGTAGTGCTTCGCTGATCTTACCCAACTGCTCAACCAACTCTTGCGCGTTGTCCTGTCCCGCCTCGTACAGCTTCATGGCAATCACAACCTCTGCCTCAAGCACACACAGGGCAGCGTTCTCGCGCATCATGGATATGATCTCGCGTTCATTCATTTGAAACTCCTTCGATTTGTTTAAGGTAGTCCTTGCCTACTTCTGATAAATACACTTGGGTATAGCGTTTGTCTTTCTTACTGCGTTCCTGATGCACGTACCCCGCCGTGATTAAATTGGTGAGGTACTTGTGTGCAGTAGCTTCAGCCATCGTGTTGACGGCTGAAGCGAGTACGTCAGTAACATTCGCTCTACCACAAGCACCCACCGCGCCAAGCATGAACTCTTCTGCCCAAGCCATGCCATGCTCATTGCGGATATGTTGCGTTAGATAAATGTTCATTAAGTTTACTCAGGTTGTTTGCGTTTGACGTAATTGTCGGGGTGGCAGATGTACTTGTTACCCATCGCCTCAATGACGCGCTGCACTTTGATTTTGCGCAGCCGCTCTGCTTCTTCGCGAACGTCTTGAGTCCACAACAAGTCAGGCGTGTTCTTGTCACGGAAACCTAGCGCACCGCGCAAGCGTTTGATGGGGTCGAATAACGTGCCGTTTCTAAAGATAAACATGATGACCGTTCCTTTTATTTGAGGCGAAGAATCTCGACCTTGCCCTTGTTCACCGTGGTCATAACAGACTCGTTACCCCACACCTTACCCGCGAGTGAGCTTGCTACACCGCGCACCTGTCTAACGTCAAGCTGCTCGGGGTCAATGATAAGCACATCACCCACCGCCATATCAAGCAATCCCTTGCTCTTAACGAACGTGGTGAGTGTGCCGTAGGGCTCAGTCGAAACCCTGCGCTTGCCCTTGGTTGCCTTGACCTTCTTAGCGTACACAGAGCCATGCGTGTGAACGACACCTGCCTCGTCCATCACAATGTACCCTGCGCCCATGTTGCGTAGCAACTCAAGGGCTTTGCTAACAGCCTTGTCCTTGAGCGTAGGTTGTGCAGCGGGGGTTGCTGCGACTTCGAGGTTCAATTCGTTTTGCGTTGTCATAATAGTTTCCTTAGTGGGTTAGATTAGAACGAGAACTTGCTACGGATTGCATCAACACTTGCCTTAACATCTTTGCGTACGGGCAGGTTCGTACGTAACTCCTTAACATCTACTCCGTTGATCGACTCGAACAACGCCTTGCGTGCTTCTTCTAAGGTCTGGTCGTTGGTGAGGTTGAGCACCTTGACCATGTCGCACAAGTCGTGCGCTGTATCTAACAACGAGTCGTGAAACTTGCGCGTCACGATGTTGCCGTTCGCTGCATCAACGGCGAGCCTGTCAGACATACGATCAAGATGTTCCTTGAGTCGAGTCTTAACGTCACGCATGGCAAACTCCACGCGCTCATCAGCAAGTTTGGCTAACTTCTCTTGCAACTCCTTCTGAGCCTCGTTGCCTACGTCAACACGGAAGTCACCCGCAGCAGGCACAGGCATGTAGTTCAAGCGGAAGCTGAACTTGTGCTGTAACTCATTGGGTGAGGGGAACTCCTCGCGCTTGAACATATCGCCCAACGCCATAGCTTGCGCTGTGATCAGCGTGGGGTAGATGCTAATGAACTCGCGCACTAAGTCCTCGAACGCATTGTGATGCTTGGTCATCTTCGCATCGAACAGCATGAAAGATGGTGCGGGTAATAATCGGATACCTGTGTCAGACCAAGGTAGCGTGTTCTCGTAGACGTAGTTACGCACGAAGCCCACATGCTGGTTGATGATCTCTAGCTCTTTGCGCCCCGCTAGCAGGTTCTTGTTGACGCGTGCTGCGCCCTTCTCCCCTGCGTTCTTGTCGCGCACCACCTCGTCAGAGGTAGACCTGTCTAGCTTGCGTGCTGTCCATTGAGATGCGTTGAACTCAACGAGCATAGCGCAGGTGTCGATGTTATAGCGTGCCATAGTATTTCCTTTTAGTGGTGGGATAACAGGTTGTAGAGAACACCTCTACAACCGAACTGCGATTAAGAGTGGATACGAACTGTCTTGCCCTTGCTTGCTACGAAGTTGTCGTTGTCAACAACGCCGAACAACACAGGCACCTCGGGTAAGCGGTAGTTAGACTCGATGTAGCCATCAGTCAGGTAGACCACAGCCTTGGGCTTGTACTTCTTCTCTTCGATGTACTCGACTACGCATGACACGCGGGTGCCTCCACCACCCACAGGTTGTAACAACTTACCAATGCCTTGGTACTGGTGCTGCTTGAACACTTGCTCACCTGCTACTGAGTCCTCCCACCAGATGACGCGCACCGACTCGGGGTTGACGTTCTCGCAGATGCGTGCGATCTCACCAAGCACCGTGGGGTAGATGCCCATCATCGAACCGGACATATCGCACGCGATGATGATCTCGCCCGTAGACTCAGAGAAGTGCGAGGGCATGATGCAGAACGGCAGCATACGTTTGTTGGGTGGGCAGAACCGTGAGTGCTCGTCACCCTCGGTGATCTCAGTAAAGAACTGCCAGATGTACTGACGCCAGTTAGTGTCGCGCTTCTGCATCGCGTTGTCTAACTTGCCACCCATGCTGCCGCGCCCTGCGATCTTCTCTTGCAGCATCTTGCCCTGCTGATTGCCATCGTCAATGTCGCGCTTGAGATCATCGAGTTCCTTGCCCGACTTGGGGTTGCGCTTGTGCTCATCGAACGACTCGCCGATCTTCTTGCCGTCAGGGTCGAAGAACTCTTTGGGCTTGCCCCGTCCGCTGCCATCGGTAGGCTTGTCACCGTCCGTGGGGTTGCCACGCCCACTACCATCGGGCTGCTGCGGTTCTTGCTTGGGCTTGGCGTTCTTGAG